GGAACAACATGGATGACAACGACATCGACCCCCTGTTTCGGGGCACGGATGAACCGGTTGTAGGCCGCCCATTCGTTCAGGAAGGGCGGGGTGACAACGCCTTGATCATTCTCAATCGCGTTGTTTAGCTCAGCGACAGAGTCATCATTTCTGCGCTTGAGGTCTGGGTTGGCCGTCTCCGCATCAGCCAGATAAACAATGCCACTAGGGAAGGGCGGGTCTCCCCGATCGCCCAGGTCCTGGCGCCGTGTTTTGGCGTCGAGAATTTCTGTATCCTCACCGCCCCGGTCAATGTCTTCTTCTGGGGTGCCGATATCAATGCCGGCGATCTCATCCCCGGTGGCCAGGTCGATCAGGCCTTTAGCCGTTACCTGGAAACCTTCCTCATTGAATCCTGAAACGTAACACTTACCGCCGTTCTGATTGGTGAAATAATAGGTCCATTTGTTTGTTGGACTTATTTGCTGTTGGTATTTTGGCAGCGCCTTTGAATAGTTCAAATATCCCGCCCATTCCCAGGCGTGATTGAACATTCTGATATTGGAAGGCCGGTGGAAATTGATCGTCTCATCAGGAGAAATGTCCTGATCCTGACTATCGGCGGGCTGCGGTTTTAACTCACAGGTGACTTCGCTGTTGACCTTGAGATAATTTGCCAGCCCCTTGTAATCCGTGGCGGATTGATACTGAGCTTCGACAAAATCATCATCAATACTGAAACCGCAATTTTCTGTTTTCTCGTTCTGATCAGTGTCCCCATCAAAAATAATCTTGGGCGACTCATTCAGAATCTGACCCTCAGGAACAAAGTAATCCTCCATGTGGACATAGCCTTCGTTCCATTTATCGGGATCCCATTTACCCATGTGATCCTCAACGGCCACCCAGTGCTTCCCTTGTCGGCGGACGGAATCACCACGCCGGTAGTAAACCCCCTCTAGGTGGCCGCTCCTCGCTAGGCCTGAATTGGCATCGCGGAGGATGACTTCGACCTTGCCGCAGTCGTTTGTCAGGTCGCGCTTAGTCCGCGCCACTGCCGGGAGGTTGTCTTTTGCCCAACGGTCGTTGACATCCCTCAGGATGTAATCCCGATATGGCACGCGAAGGCTGCCATCACAGCCCTGCAGCGTGATCCACCAACTGCGCTGACGTTTGTCGCGGATATCAATGAAGCGCCGGATATAGACCTGTGAGCCAGCCAAGCTGGGGAAATCGCCGTCAGGGTCACTGCCGGGCAGCTTCAGCTCTGAATCAATGTCTGTGCGCATGGCGCGGCGCAGTTTGATTTCAGCGGGCCTGGCGGGGTCCCAGGGGTCCTGAGCTAACCGGGCGCGGTAGTCGGAGCCGTAGCGATTGCGCACCCAGATGAAATCACCACCTTTCAGCGTGTAGCCCAGCTTCCTGATGACATCAGGTTGTCCGGGGTAAGCCTGACTTTCAAACAGATCTTCTGCCAACACCAGAACGCTGCCACCGTCTGACATTGCATCGGAGACAACACCAATCGGGAACGTTTTTGCGCTCTTGCTTTTCTCAAACGGATCTAATGCCCTGTGGATTTGTGTAGCTGTCCAGGGTCCATCGGTTGCAGCTACTGAAGGGTTATATCCCTGAGCTAAAGCAGCGGCACCTCCGAAGTTTGAGTTACTATTAGTAATCGTAATTTCTGCGCCGTTATCTACCCAATGGTGGATACCTTGTCCAATTGCGAATACACTAACTTCCTGAATTACAGCTTTGTTTGTTGCACGAATGTGGAAAGATCTGTAGCCAGGCTTTTGCCTTACATCGTCGGGAGATTGTGAGATATAATCAGTATAATCATCGATAAAAGTCCACCAAGTAGGATTAGTTCCTGAAGGGTCATATTTCTCCCAGCAGTTGATATCTGTCTGAAGGCTAACTCCGGTGAATTGGGCAGTTACTAAAGACTTAAACCCGGTAACCCTGTTGCCATCACAGAAAATTCCGCATAAGCCATATTCAGAGCGGATCGAACAGTTGTAAACATAAGGACTGGCGGAAGCTGTTGTATCCGTTGCCTGAGTCGATCCACTGTCAGGGTTGGGACCAACAATCTGAGATTCTGTTGAGGAAGTCTGAATGTAATCCTCAGCGAACGGAACCTGCCCGCCAAATTTGTTTTTTACTTTCAGATAAAAGTCATCTAGCTCAGCCTTCGTAGAGAACTGGAAACAGTCCAGCAGGTGATGGCTTTCGGTCGCCCCAGGGCGATCCATGAAAGTGAACCCGTAGTAATACCCTTCTCCCGTGACCTTGAAAATGGCCCGTCTATTTGACTGATCAGAGGCTTCCTTTGCAGGACATGGGCAATAGTGTGGCCGGATGATTGACTTTCTTAGATCAAGGCTGACCACCGACACACCACGTGGAAGCAGCATCCCCCCTGAGGAGGGGTTCCAATACATCAGCTCTGAAACCTCTTGGCCGCTCTCTAGCGTGATGTTGACGGGTTCATACAGATGATCAGCCCCCGGAACAAATGGGGTGCTGAAATAATCCTCACATGCGTCATTTGGTGATTCTTCATTGAAAACTAGGATTTCACCAGTCACACAAATTGTGACCCTAGTTCGTTCTTGAGCGCAAACATCCCCAGCGAAATAATCACGGCTAGTGATAAACGCTGTTTCAATAATTGCCCTGTTAAGTGTCTTAAACGGTCTAGATTCTGTGTAGCCTGCAACTAATCGTTGCTGGCTAATACGCTTCATGCAATCTTCTTCTACGCCTGCAGGTAGACCCGCTTGAGTAGAATAATCGTATGGGTCTCTAAATACAAAAGTATCTTTACCAATATCCTGATTGACGTATATTATGTATGGCGTATTAAATGGATCGTTTACAACAGCATCGCCAGGGTTGATTACACCCAGGCCACCCATCTGGCGGATGGAATCATTGATCGCGTTGATTTGCTCGCGAAACTCACCCTGAGAAACGTTTTGATTGCCGAGTGAGCCCGGATCCCCGGCCTGCAGAAGGACGGTCATTTTCTCTATCTACGAGCAAGCGTTAGCCGGAGTTTACCCAGCAACTGCTAGCTAGTAATCGAGGCTACCTTCACCACAACTTGCCGCCCCTCTCTCTCGATAGGGCTCTTGCAGCAGCCGCACTTCTCCTGTCGTCACAAAGTTGGCAGCTCCAACCACCATCTCAGTGGGGCGGACATTGATGCTTGTATTGGTGATCAGAACATCTGCCTCATAGAACAGAGAGCCATCAATTCGGCCCGCGCAATTCGGCGGGGTGTCGCAATCAGAGCCAGTCAAAATCCAGAATTCTGCTGAAGCCTGGCTGCCCTGATTTGTCATCAACAACAGCTCCAGAATCGGGATGCCGTTTGTTTTGCCCTCTGGGTGACACTCGCGATCGATAAAGAACTCAAGCGAGCCGCCGCCGTTCACAACTGATTTCACGGCCTCCCCGAACTTCTCGGAAACCCCTGTTGTGTCCACGCTGGGGGCATCCATGTTCAGCGACCATTCTCTGACGCCACACACAACCTCCCAGATATATCCCTTAGTGGCGGAGCGTTGTTGGATGTCGGCGTTTTCGTAGTCATCCTCTCCGGCGTAGGGGGCTTCAAAGTCTGGGGCGTTCTGGCAAATGCTCATCCCTGTTGATTCATCCGCGAAATCGGAGAACGCGTAATCACCCCAGGCCGGAAGGCATTCAGCCACGGCGTTGTTGTAGGTGGCGGTTCCATAGGGGCCGATCACGATGGGGCCGCCTACAGGGGCCAGGTCCACCCGATCCTCAATACAGCCACGCAAAGCGGCGCAGCGGGTTCGATAAAAACTCATATACCCCAAAGCGTTCACGTGGATGAAATAGTCATCCTCTGGATCCTCTGGGATTATTCCGCCGCCGGGGATCTCATCTCCGGCCTGTGCATAAAACCCCGCGTCATCACCAAAGGCCCCATCAGGGAAATCCATGCCCCCGCCTTTGTAAAACTCCGCTGTGTCGTTTGTGCAGTGGGATCGATTGGGTCCCAGATACCACCGGCTTCCGCCATACATGGCCCAGCCCATTGGCTTGATTGGCCAGCCATCGACGTAAACCGGCAACCCGACGCCCTGGACCCTGTCGCCGCTTAGGTATCCCTCCTCTGTGTCTAGAAGCTGGTTGCTGGCACCATCCAGTAGCTCATGGGAGGCGTAAATGATTGGATCCGGTGCCGGCCTTTTGAAAATCAGCCGCCCGCCGCTTCCTAGAACTGGCATGGCTCACCACCTCCCATCGATCGGGCCGCAGGCCTGAAACGTAATGTTGATGGCCTGAGCAGCGCCCACACTGATCGGGTGAGAGACGTTGGTTAGGAAGCCGTTGAATTTGTATCGGGTCGGCATTCGCCGGATCCGGTTGCTGCTGAACTGGTTCGCGTTGCTCAGGTAGATGTCTGATTCTTTGACTTCGGTCAGATCCACACCCCGGCGATTGAAAACGAAAGTCAGTTCAGTCCCGCGCTGATCTGGTGAATCATCAAAAATGGTGTTAAGCAGCTTCGTCAGTTGCTCATCATTCGGCTGATACAGACAGGTCGCGGTCCCGTTGGCGGAGCGAATGCCGGGCCGATAGTTCCGGTCGTAATCAGCCAACGATGTTGTATCGATCAACGGACGATCGACCGTCATTGACCATGTGCGGCACTTGAGGATTTTGCGGCCCTCATAGCGAAGCTCACCATCGGCACCCGTTAGCACTGTCATTCCTGATCCTCCTGTGGAATTGGTGGGTAGCCGGTCCAGATCAGCCCTGACTGAGCATCAGCTTTACGGAAGGGTTCGCCCAGTGAATCCAAGACGGCTTTGGTTTTTGGCATGTAACGGTCACCGTGGCCCACGCCGTTGTCAGGCCAACAGGTGGGATAACAATCCGGATAGGGGTTACCGCCTGGGGGTGTCGGGCCAGGGAAACCGTCAGGAAGCGTGTTCCCATTGCATGGATCTTTTGAGTTTTCTGGGCTCAGGTTTTTGTGGAAAATTCCCATGATGTACTGACCCTCTTGGAAGGTTGGCGTACCGCCGGAGCCACTAAAACATTCCTCATACAGCATGTAATCGTCTAAACCTTCAGTGTCATTGGCCCAGCTGTAATGACCCCAATAGCGGCAATCCTTGCCTAGACGTTGGCCGCCCTCATTGCAGGGATAAATAAACAGCTGATCCATCCAGCCCCAGTCGCAATGTGAAGGCCAAGACCAGCCACGCAACAGGTCAACAGATTTCAATTCCCACAAGTAGTCAACCTTCTGACCAACCGCCCATCTCATTCTGTTGATTGGATTGGGCGCCCTGAGTACGTCATATTTCGGCTCTGGGCAGGTCAGCGGCTTGTCTGTGTCTGCTGCATCGCATTGATCGCTGTAAACAGTGATGCCGCCGCAAGTTACCCGGCATCGATAAATACCTTCAACGGGAACAAGATAGGTTGATGCTGTCGCACCGTTGATATTGTTCCAGCTGCCGCCTGTACTTTTCTGCCATTGATAGGCCGGACCATCGCAACCTGTGACGGTAACTGACAATGTGCCGCCTTCATCAGCACAATCAATGATTACCTCAACGTTCACAAGTGGTGGATCGACGGTGCAAACATTGCTGATGTATTCCGTCTCACCACACAAACCTTTGCACCTCCAATCACCCTCAGCCCAGGCCGTGCATGTGTTGCCGTTGCCGGCCATTGTTGTCCAAACATCACCTAACTTGTATTGCCACGTATATTGAACATTGGCAGTGCAATTCTCCATTGTCGCTGTCATCGTGCCATTGATTTCAGCGCAAGTAATACTGAAGGTCACTGGCAACGGCGCATCCTCAATCGTGCAGGAATCACTCACTAATTGAGTCTCACCACACAATCCTTTGCATCGATATTGACCAGCCTGGACAGGTGTCCAGGTGGCTTCAGTTGCAATGAGAATATCTGTCCAGGTTTCTCCTACCAATTGCTGCCACTGGTAAGAAGCATTGGCGTTGCAATCGTTGATTGTCGCCGTCAGTGTGTCGCCGGTATAGGTGCCGCAGGTGATGGAAATGGAAGCATCCGGTGGACGTACCGCAATGCTGCAAGCATCGGAGGTCAGCGCCGTTTCACCGCATAAACCCTTGCACCGGTAGCTGCCTGCTTCTGTTGGCGTATAGGTTGCAGAGGTTGCGCCTTGAATATCAACGTTGTCTTTTTGCCACTGGTAAGAAGCGTTGGCATTGCAATTGGCGATCGTTGCCGTGAGTGTGTCGCCTGTATAGGTGCCGCAGACAATCGAGATAGAGGGATCTGGTGGACGGACGGCGATACTGCACGCATCAGAAGTCAGCTGGGTCTCACCGCACAGACCCTTGCAGCGATAGCTCCCGGCTTCCGTAGGAACAAAGGTCGCATTGGTCGCCCCGGAAATATCGACGTTGTCTTTCTGCCATTGGTAAGAAGCGTTGGCGTTGCAGTTGTCGATTGTGGCGGTGAGGGTGTCACCCGTGTATGTGCCGCAGGTGATGGAGATTGTGGGATCAGGCGGGCGAACCGTGATCGCACAAGCATCGGAAGTCAGCTGGGTTTCACCGCACAGCGCGACGCACCTATATGACCCGGCTTCCGTGGGTGCATAGGTTGCAGAGGTTGCGCCCTGAATATCAACACCGTCTTTCTGCCACTGGTAGCTAACGCCTTCTGTGCAGTCCGAGACGGTGGCGGTAAGTGTGTCGCCCGTGTAAGTCCCGCAGGTGATGCTTATGGAGGGATCAGGGGGCCGCACGGTGATGGTGCAAGCGTCGCTAGTTAGCTGTGTCTCCCCGCACAAACCAACGCACCTGAACGAGCCTGCTTCTGTTGGGGCATAGGTTGCGCTGGTTGCCCCACTGATATCGACGCTGTCTTTTTGCCATTGATATGAAGCGTTAGCCGTGCAATCGTTAATTGTTGCTGTCAGGGTGTCGCCCGTATATGTTCCGCAGGTGATCGAAATTGTGGGATCCGGGGGAAGATCAATAACGGTGCATTCATCGGAGGTGTATTCCGTTTCACCACACCAACCTTTACAGCGATAAGTACCGGCTTCAGTTGGTACGTAATCTTGGCTGATTGCATCGGTGATGTCCTCCCAGGATTCACCGTTTTTCTTTTGCCATTGATACATAGCTAAACTTGTGCAATCGGTGAATCGAGCTTCAAGCAACTCGCCAACGTACGTTGCGCAAGTAATAAGCTCAAAGGTTGGATCTGGGGTTGGCTCAGGCGTTGGCGTGTTGCCTTTCGACTGAATAGTACAATTGTTGCTTGTATATTCTTGCTCGCCACACCATCCTTTGCAGCGATAGGTTCCGGGTTCAGAGTAACTGCATTTGCTGTCTGTAAACCCTTCAAGATTTTCCCAGCTGTCGTAAACAGAATCGGAATATAAAACCTGCCATTGATAATCCTTTCCGCTATTGCAATTCTCAAAAACGGCTTCCATTGTGTAGGCACCGTTTCCACCCTCGCAATTGTTGAGCGTTGCTGTCAGTGTATCGCCGGTATATGTGCCACAAGCAATGCCAACTGATGGCGGTTCAGCATCAGGGTCCCCACAGATGATGGAGAAGGTCGTGATTTCCGGCTCAGGCTCAGGTTCTGGCAGCTCTGCCAGGGTGCAAACGTTGCTCCACGATGTGATCCCGCTGCACTCACCAACGCATCGATAAGTACCGGCCTGTTCCGTTTCGTATGTGGAATCGGTTGCGCCGGGGATATCAACCCAATCTGATCCGTTTTTCTTTTGCCATTGATAGGACTCTTTGCCGTCGCAGTTGGTGAATGAAGCGTAGAGAGGAGCGCCGCCAAACTCTGCGCAGGTGATCCACACCATCGGCTCAGGTGCGGGCTCTGGATCAGGCTCGGGCCGTGGGAAGTAGCCAGGGCGATTAGGCCGGGATGATGTCCCATAAGGGGGCATGTCTGACTCTTGATATCCGCCGTCGCTGATGTCCGATTGGATTTCCAAACGGCCAACAAACTCAACCTTTACCCGCGACCAGTGGGGTTGAACAGATGTAATTTTTGGCTCTGAATCCCAATGCCATTCCAGGCCGCACGCAAAAATACCCTTAGGCATCCCTGCAAAGTACGCTTCAGGCAAATTCAGATGTTTGTAATCGCCATAACGTGAATACCAACTATTGAAAAACATCTGAACTTCTTCATCGCCGCATTCAAATTCAAGACTTAACTTTGAATCGAATGGTTTGCTTCCATACAGTCTTGTGCTGCCAGCACCTGACAACGACTCATATCTTTTGGTCGCAAAAACGCCGGGGGTGTAGTTCCTGCTTTTTGGATGTAAGGCAGGAAGGCTGGTCACTAGATGCGCCCGGTGATGTCAAAGCCATTATCCCCAAAGTCCTTAGCTAGCAACGACTGATCAGCCTCATCGACTGGCCAGTAGATGGCTTCTATCTCTACGTTGCCGTCCTGATCAAAACCAACGGACTGGATTTTGTAGGCCTGTGCATGGGCTTCTTTATCGGCAAGGCAGAAAATGGCCCCGATGGCATCACAGCGCCCGTTCCGTATCTCGATCTGCTGCTCACTCACAGCGCTTCCATCCCACAAAATCACGTCGTAACTGCCATCACTAAGCGGCGGCCAGGTCACCACCGTTCCATTTCGCATCACCGCGCCATTTTTTGGTTGCTCATATCGGAGCGTCTCCATCCCGACCTTGATGATCGATCCCACCTGAAGCGTGGCCTCACTCGGCAGCGTTTTGAAACTGATGACGTGGTTGACGTATTTACGTTGCAGGCACTCGAACTTCGCCCGATCGATTGCGTGCCGTTGTGTCGTTGCGAAACCCGATAGATCGATCTGGATCACCGGCGCACTCACTGGGGTGTCCTTGCACTTCACGGTCAATTCCCGGATCTGAGGAAACAGCCCTCGATCACCTAGTCCGTTCCCTAGCCGTTCTTGCCGCCATTTCACGCTGACGATTGGGGGCATCCTGTCTTGAGTCTCCAGGTAGCTCAGCTGAAATGAGCCCTCAAGGATGTTGCCTGCAGAGAACATCGCGGCGATGGGTTCACGGCCCGCTTCCTCACCGTCAAACGTCAGGACGGGTTTAAGCACGAACTTCCCGCCGCTTACGCCCAGGTCCAGGAGAAAATCTCTCGCCCGATCAGCTCCCCAGCTTCTCAGGTTGATTTTGCTGCTGATCGCACCGTCGAAAAAATACTTTCGTTCTGTTGTCCAGTCCGCCGCAGCATCGAAGCTTTGTTTGTCGATCTGCTTGGGGTCAAAAATCTCGCCTGTCCCGTAACGGTCATTGGTGAACAGGTCCCAAAGCACGTCAGGGAACGCGTGAGAGTTGATCACACCTTGTGTGACGTAGACACTGAGCTGATCCAAAGAAGTCAGCTCCCGGCTGCTGCGGATGTTCAGCCCCAGGACAGCGCAGGCTTCATAAGTGGGTGGTTCGTCGTTGTCTGTGATGACGTTGACGTAAGCAATGGAATGCTCCGGAGACCCCTCACAGGACGACTGGACAGCGTCATAAATGAAGGTCTCCGCCAGCCGGGGCCAGCCGTCCACGTAACAGTTGTAATCCGGGTCGTCATGGGGTGCGACCCCCAGCTGAGTGACGTATTCACCGGAGACCGATCCAACCTGCACACGGAAGCCATTGCCCTCTAGAAAGCCCTCCTGGCGCAATTTCAGCCAGGTCCCGACTTCATAGGTTTGGCCCTGGGGTGCTGTGCCGGGATAGGTGACCGCTGTCACGGCTCCGCCCTCGCCAATCGTCAGATCAGCAAAGACATAACCCTCACCGGTGTCATCGTTGTCGTCCTTCTCTAGTTCGATGTGTCGCCACGTGTCGCCGTTTCTCGGCTGGCGGTAGCCGCTGCCGGGTTCAAACTCTCCTAACCCTGTGATCCCTCCAGTGAACTCATTGGGGTTGCAGAAATTTTTGATCCGGAAGTTCATGTGGTCCCGCTCGACAATTTCCCCATTCCCCTCGACCTGAACGCCGTTGTCTGTGACGGTGAATTTCGACTCGACGTGAGGATCCATCACCACCAGCTCACCGGTTGCGGTGCCTGATCGGATCTCCCATGCGGTGATTGGCGTAAACCTCATTTCCCGCCTGACGTTGTCCGGGAAAATGAACCGCAAATAGTTATAGACGTTGACGCCGGTGGCGGAGCGCACGCCATAAAGGTTGCTCAGAGGCTCAAACGCGTCTCCATCGATATTGCGGACACTGATCCGAAAGAAGCTGTAGCGAACGTCAGAGGCTGTGTATTTAGCCGGTTGAATCTCTTTGCGATAGGTGTTTTCCTGTGTGTCGTTATCGGAGCCAGACAGGCCGCCGCAGAATTCCGCATCGACGTAAGCCTGATAAGACCCTGAGGGATATTTGTCCCCCGCTTTTTGTTCGCGGGCAATGAAGCTATTGAACGCGGCAATACCGGAGGATTTCACGCTCAGGTTTGAGCGAAAACCGACCTCAATGATCCGGGCTGGTCGTTCAACACACAAAGCACCAACGCTCAAACGGAAGCCGTGGCTGTAGGCCGATCCAATGACCCCCATCT